TCCCTTTCGGGATTCATGCTACAATAACTCAGACTGTATTTCAACAGTTCTGAATCCAAGCATATTCTATCCCTGCTCGGATCTTTCTTCACTTAAACCGGATTATGTTCTCCGGCGAAGAGTCTTCATGCAGTTGTGGTCTCATTCCGCAATTCCGTGTAGACATCGAGAATGATCTTAGAGAGGAATACTTTATAGCTATGATACTTAGTATTATGGCTTTTAAAGTAACTTTCTAAGCTTACGATTGGTAAGTATTCGACAGGAGCAACGTCTGGACTTTCTTCATCCCAGATGGTTGATAGCGCAATGCTAAGATCCATACCGGTCTGATTTATAGCCCACACTAGTGGGTGTAGTTCTAGATCGCTATTTAAATTTTTATAGCTTTCTAGGCCAAGCGCCTTTATACTACAAGGTAGCGAGCTTTGATTGTAATAACTATCAAGGGTTAAATTCCTTGATAGAAATTTATCAATCAAAGTGGTCTTTTCCATTAGGTTTTGGGACCGTTTAGCTTTTAATTTTATTTCAAAAGCTTCACGGGAGATCTCAAAGTCAGTGTTACCCCTGATTCTAAAGGGGGCATTGAGCCGAGACCTTGCCCAGAACATGAAATTGAACCGAGCCTCTTCCTCAGAAGAAAGAAGAGGTTGCAAATCGTAGTACCGGCTATCTGAAGAATTGGGAATGAAATCTCTCTCGATCAGTATATCAACTAAGTCTAGCATATTTACTAAGCTATTCTTGGTTAATATATTTCTCTTGATTGATGACATTTCCAGACCCCTTATAGAGAATCTTTTGATAAACTCTATTTGGGATTTTCCTTCGGCACCAATGACTGATTTCTGGAGGTTTATTTTAACATCTAAAACCTCTGTCATCAGATACTGGTAGTAACCGGCCACCTTCTTATCATAAATCACAACATCGTCTCCAAGTAGTCTATAATCCTTAAAGAATGCAAGGGGTTTTCCCTCTTGTTCTCTAAGAGGATTGTAGGCATACTGGATGATGTCGTGATGCCATAAAGCAACAGCTGGGAAGGATGATAGTAAGCCTAAAGGCTGACCTACCGTCCATCTCACCTTCTCCTTTGTGGCTTTGATATAGAAGGTCCGATCCCTCATTACTGAAAGCCAAGC